AGATTCATCTTCTTCATACTCCTCTTCTTCTGCCCCATATTCTGGGTCATACTCTGGGTCATAGTCAGGGTCACAAGCTGGCTCATTGAAGTGAGACTTCTTGTCTTTCTTGCCTTTCTTTTTGTCTTTCTTCTTCTTCTTGTCTTTTTTCTTGTCTTCTATACAAGTAGAAGATGTAGCACCACAAGAAGATGAGGCAGAAGCTGAAGGTGAAGAAGAGGTGGCTTTTCCCTTTCCCATGAGAATATGAGAGTCATATAACTCCTGAAGTTTGGATGTGGATAACTGAGTCATATTACAACCATTTATTACAAACAGTTGCTTATCCTCAGGATGAGCTGTAATATGGGCCTTGATTTCTGCAAACAATTCCTTTCTGTCCATTAACCCAGACTTCACCTCCTTAGGTCTGAGATACAATCTGAAAGGACCTGTAGGCAAAACTGCAAGGTCACTAACCAAATCAGTCTTGTTTATTGACTCAGTAACTAAGGACCTGTCAGTATCAAAGCCAGCTTTTCTGACCTCTGATTTTAACTCTCCCCAAGTTCTGGCAAAAGACTGAATTTTTGTGAGGTTTCCACCTCTAACATTGTATAGAGTTATCTCTCTGGCTAACTCTACAGCTGTGCTGTCAGTACTCATATACTTTAGTGTTAAAAATTAATAATCTTTTTTCTTTGCTTTTGTAGAATAATATTGGCAAACTTAAAATGGTTACACCCTAAGAAGCCAGCATTACTCTGATAAGCCTCAGCAGCAGGGTGTGCTGCCCTTAACACATAGTTGTAATCTTCACTGATAGGGATTTGGGTAATAGTATCCATGTTGTATCCCTGCACATTAAATAGAGATTTTGCTGGAAGATTAAACATAAATCTCTGTGCCTTTTGACCCCAAAGGAGCCAAATACATGGATGGTTTCTGCCTATGTAGGCAATCACTTGTTGTATGAATTCATTCCAATATTCTAAATGGCTTCCTGGTCTGCCTGATTCTACAGTAAGGGCTGTATTTAGGAGAAAAACTCCCTGTTCTTCCCAGTGCTCAAGTGTTTTCCATATTGCAGGTATCTCTTCAATACCATATAATTCCTGATGGATAAACTTAAGACTTGGAGGGGTAGATGTCATTGGACATACAGCAAAGGCAAGTCCTGTAGCCTGACCTCTACCATGATAGGGGTCTTGGCCAAGGATTACTACCTTAATATCCTGTAAAGGCATGGAGAAAACTCTAAAGATATTATTCCTATCTTCAGGGTAATAAAGAATATTGGGTAGAATTTCATACTTAAAGTGTAGGAAGCTTTCTTGGTTTAGATAATGAAGAAGAGGCTCCCAACTTGAATGGATTCTATCTAAAGGATTCATGTAAAAGTGTTTAGAAATTTAATGAAAAAAGGGCTGTCTTGTGCTATACAATCAGAAGGGTCTTTAATCCCCTCATCATGTAGCCTTTCAGGTAACCAAAGATTCCTTGCTTTAGCTGGGAATAGACTATTTATCTTGTCCCTAACTCTTTCAGAAGCCTGTATTCCAACATGGTCATTATCATACCAAACAATAACACTCTTAAAGTGTTGAACTAAATAAGACAAAGCTTCATCATTTGGTATCATGCCTTCATTTTGGAACCATACTACATTCTTGCCATGATTCTTGAGTACCCTGTAATCCTTATATCCTTTTGTAATAATCAGCTGTTTACCATATGGAATTAAGCTGCTGATACCACCTATATCATCCTTACTACAATTGGATAGGAACCTGTTGTGGCCAGACTCCTTAGGAAAGTAGAGTTTCTTTCTCTTGTCTTGGAAGTCTGTGTAGCAATAGGCTATGCTAGTAGGTTCCCTTGCAAAGTCTCCCTTCTTAGTGTGTAGGGCATAGTACTTTTTCACAGCAAAGACTTTGTCCTCTACCAAGTTCATCTTCCCTATACCATACTTAGACCAAAAGACTTGGTCATTTAGGTTGAAAGGCCTTGGTTCTACAAGAAGTTTGACAGGAGGTTTCTCAGTTATAATCTCAGGGCACTTATGGGTAACAACAGTAGCCATAGGTTTCCCTTTGATTAACTTGTCATAAATGAACTGCAGGGTAGCATAAAAGTTTGGAAGCCCAAAATAGTCCTGTACCATATTAAAGCAATCACTATGTGTTCTTGAACCTCCCCAATCTATAAAATAAAGTACCCCAGATGTATGATATGTAAACCAACATCCAGGGCCTTTATCTTTCCTTAAGGGGGAAGCAACATATTGACACTCTTCAGGCATAAACCCAAATACAAGTTGGAATATTTCTTCTTGACTAACTGTACTTAGGATACTATCCTTGCATATGAACCCCCTTTGCAGGGGGTTTTGTCCATATTCAGATGAAGCATCCATGACATGCAATTAATCAATTATTGCCAACCACCACCAGCATTCCCAGTAGGTGCAGGTGTAGAAGAACTGCTCATTGGTGAGCCAGGTCCTGAAGTTGTGGCAGTAGCCAAGGTTTGTTGTTTACCTTTGTTACTTTCCATGAAGTCTTTGCTTCTTTCAAATGGGTGTTTAGCTCCATTAGAATTAGTATAGCAAAGGCTTCCTCCTTCTCTACTCTCTACCCATACACCAGGTTGTGCAGGTACAATGAAATATCCACCTTTCATATTTCTAGGCAAAGTTGGATAAGTTTTGTCTTGGAAGCTACCATCTTGTTTCTTTCCATAATTCCATTGATACTCAAGGAAAATGTCAAGAGGCTTTTTGTCAAAACCAATAGGCAATAATGAACAAAGCCTTTGAGCATAATCAGCAAAGCTTGTAGGAGGAGTAGCAGTAGCTGCTTTAACAGCATCTTCAGATACACCTACAGCTTTAAGATAGTGCAAGAACACTGCCTTTTGCTGTCTGATGGCATCATTAAACTTAGTGATATATTCTGCAGATTGTCTGTCAGTAATCTCCACATTGTTCTTATCCACAACTTTAGTGATAGGATTAATCCAATCCTTGTACTCTCTATCCCCAATTTTAACAGTGATTTCCACTGCTTCTCTTGGTTCTTCACCTTCTTTTGAAACATTTGGGTTGTATGCAAACTTGATTAAAGTTCCATCTCCAAAGTTTCCACCAAACTTAGCACCTGCTTTTGTTATTAATGACTCATCTGAATCTGACACAAAGCTTCCATAACCTTCTAATTGCTCTGACATAATAAAAATGTATTAAAATTAATAATGTTTAAATAGTAAAATAGGTTTTTGTGAATAGTAGGAAGGGCAAATATAGTGAAAACTTGGCTTATGGCCAAGTCTCACTAGATGTTGTTGACTCCCCTGTAGAAGAAGTAGAAGTCTCTTCAGTACCCTCATTCCACTCAGAGCTTGGTGTCTCTGATGTAGTTTCTGATGTAGTATCTGAAGATGTAGAATGGGAAGGGTAAATAGAACCATCTTGTTCTCCTTTCCACTCAGAAGTTTCTGATTCTTCTGTACTTGAAGAAGGCCAACTAGAGCTTTCTGAAGTGGTAGAAGAAGAGGAACTTGAACTGCTACTTGAGGATGAGCTGGAGGAGGAGTCCTCTGAATCATCTTCAAGAGAGATATCATCCACCTTTTTGGCTTTTCTGCCTTTCAGTTTAGGATGAGACCAAACAGTTCTTTGCATTTCAGCTTCTGTTTTACCAAAGTGCTGAGCAATTTGTTTTCTGCTTTTTCCTTGGTCTAACAAGGAAATAACTTCACTGATTCTGATTGTTGTAGTACCAGACATAGCTTTAAGATATTAAGATTAAACAATTAATTAGTTACTTTCTCCTTGTTTAGTAGAAGGAACTGTAGGTCCATAATACTCAAGGAGTTTGCTCACAACTATCCCTAAGTCATTAGGAATGAATTGCTCACTGAACATACCAATAGGAGATTTGGCAGAAGCATATTGCTCATTCTCATTGGTTAGATATTCTTTGATGACTTTCTTGCCACTCAAATCATATCTGCTGATACCAATTAAAGTCACATCTACCTTACCTTCTACAGTTAGATATTCATCAACCATTTTCCCTGTAGTTTTGAACTTCATATAAGTTCTTCCATCAGGGTTAGGAACAGCCTCTCCATGTGCTAAGATGAATACATTTTTACCTGCAGCATCAAGTCTTTCAATGGCATCAAAGATTTTACCCATGAAATAACCTATAGTCTTTGGAGCATCCCAACCTTTAGCCAAAGCATTAGCCATGTACCAATCCTGCATGATGTAGTTTGCATCATCCCAAACAATATTCTTGTATGGGCTTCTTGACAAATTATCCAAAATCCATTCAAGGTCTTTGGCATTATTTGTAATTACTCTTCTGCCACCTTGCAAGTCAGAGATAGGAGTAACAGGATAAGTTACAGTACTACCTTTAAATGGCAAGTTCTTAGAGGTTACAGACAGTATGTAAGTTTCCTCTGGGTCAAGACCTGTAATTCCTAATTCAGGAACATGTCCAATACTTGTAGATTTTCCAAATCCACTTGGTGCTAACACTAAAATTTTAGGCATTTTTGAAAGTTTAAATGATTAGTAATTCTGAATTGTAATAGGTGTGAACTTCTTGATGTCTCCATGCATATTAATTCTGAAATGCTGAGGGCATATGCAATGCCTAGATTCCACTAAATGCAGAGACCTCATATCAGGATAGATAAGGGTGTTATCATTCTTCCTGATTTGGGTGCCAAAATGACTTTTAAGATTGTACTTATCATCATTGGGATTGAACATGGTGATGATGTAGTTACTATCCTCACTTAAATTACCTGTTTCTTTGATATCCTCAGCAGTGGGGAAGAGTTTATCTTCATCAAGGCTTCTTCTGTCAACATTAGACATTGCTCTATTCAAGTGAATAATGTGCAAGAAACTAAAGTTACAAACATTCCTGAATTCCACTGCATACTCAGAGAACTTATCTACAGTTTTCTTTAAATCAAATCCCCTCTCAGGAAGCAGCTTCCTTAGATGGTCA